CTAGCTGGTCTTCGAACGGATTGCGGAACGCACTTATGTCAGACGGATCAAACCTACCTGTGGTGTCCTGCAATGCAGACACTTGTTGTCCTATGTCGCCAACCGTCCCGCGAAGATCTGAAACAGATTGAAGTGCGTCTTGTGTAAACGGTTGAACCTGCCCTGCTGTTGTACCACCCATCCGTGCGAGTATGTCGGAATAGTCTCCTAACGTGCCTAACGCACCACCAGCTTGATCAAACGTAGCACCTGCTTGTTGCATAAAAGGTTGATAAGAACCAAGACCAGCTTGTGCGCGTTGTAGGGCTTGTTGTTGTTCTGCACTCAGACCAGCTACAAAAGGTGCTCTCGCGGGAGACACATATTGAATACCTGTTTCGGGATCCGATACAGCCTGTAGTCTTTCGAACAGCTGTTTTTGAAAATCTTTTTGATACTGCGGTGTAACAGGAACCTGTATCGCAGCTTGAAGATTATCTGTATCAATTTTTTGAAGAAGCGCGTCAAGCGGATCAACGGAAACAGGATTACCGTCTTCATCGACTGCAGCATTCCCGGTATCAACCGATGGTGATGGTGCTCGTCCCACAGAGCCTCTATAACTTCCCATTATGCGGCCTCCAGATTCTTCATGAGTTTGTACATTTTGGCTGCACCTTTGCGGCGGCTACCGCCACCTGCATTACGGACTGCTTCCGCAGTCATGACAAACTCACCGTCTGACAACAAGGCCGGTATGCTATCCGAGGTTCCCGTACCGGGGCCAGCGACTTCGCCACCCTCCATCAAGGTTGGAATACCTGAACCACCTACCTGTTGACCGCCAGCACCTTGATAGTTTTGTCTGTCTCTATAAAATTTTGCAAAAGCTATGGCTGCGGGAGAGGGTGGGCCTGCATCGGCTTTGCCGGTCAACGCATCTATGTCTTCCTGCGTCAGTGGTATACCAGATTCTTGTTGATACTGTTCAACATCTTGAGGAAGCAAGATAGGCAATACACTCAATCCAAGTGATGTATACGCAAAAGTTTTTGCGGCAGGACTCATACCAGAAAAAAAGCCAGATCCGCCTGTACTGGGGTACCTAGATAGGAAGCCTTCAATACCTCCTGCGCCGAATACGCTACTGCCCGTGGTTCCTGATGTAGACAATACGTTACCTGAAGCGTCAACTGTATATTTAAACGGGTCGAGTCCTTTCACACCTGTGTCTATTGTAACGTCAGTACCAGCCGCTTCTAATCCACCGAGACTAGACTCTACAGCACCAGACCCACTACCTGCGGCAATCTGGTCGCTAGTTGGAGGCCCAACCTGTGTTTGAGAGACAACAGCACCTTCAGTGGCTCCAGGTGCACCCGCAGCAAAACTATCAAAGGCACCAAGACCTTGTGCGGCACCAGCTACTGCGGCAACCTTGGCACCTCTCTTGAGTGAGTCTTTGAGGTTTTTACCTCTTGCAAGTCCATAAGTTGTACCACCAACCAAACCAGCTGTGAGCGCACCACCGGTGGTGCCAAGCGCAGTTGCCAAGCTACCACTTAGAGCACCTATGCCACCGCTTAGTGAACCCATAGTAAACGGGTTTACCAAGCCTCCAGTCAAAGCTGCCGCAGTTAAGCCAAGAATAATTGGCGCGGCTTTCTTAACTACTTTTTTAATGCCTTTAAATACTTTCGAAAGGAAACCAAACTCTTGGACACCCGTGTACGGGTTTCGCGCAACCATGTCACCGCCGACGATAAACTCTTGCGGATCCAATCCTTCTTTTTTGATGACATCAAATATCTCCTCTCTTACTTCTGGGTAATATTTGAGAATGGGTGCCGGTACGAGCATCTCACCTTCGGCAACGTGTGCGATTTGGTCGTCATCATACCGACCCATTTGAGCTAATCTATTAGCCATCATGGGGGTAGATAGCGAGGCCACACCAGCGGGTTGTTGCATATTCATCATGAGACTACCTTAACAGTTCCACTATCGCTGAACAATGCACCACTTTCAAGACCCGTAGAAGCTGTAGGTATTTGTGTCAGGGTCAGTGTGGTGCCTCGAAGGGCGCGAGTGCTACGTTCCTCATCTATAAATTGTTGTAAAACAAGGACAAGATCCGTCAGATACTCTAACGTAACCTCGCCGCTTCCGGGTGGCGTGGGTAGGATAATTGTAGAAACTTCTACCTTTCTTGCCATTATCTTCTCCCGTCTGGTCTGATATCAAAGCGCGGTGAGCCAAGTTGCCACTGCACGCCTAGCTGATCAGACGATATCTTGAGCGTGTAAGCTCTGCCGCGTAACCTGATATGCAACTGATCTGTGTACTGATCGACAGGAGATGTAGCTGTGCGAGTTACAGTGCCTGAGTCACTTGCACCGAACGTTGTGCCAGGGAATGTCCTAGCTTCCATAGTAAACGTGGCAGTCACACCTGTCTGTTCAGAACCAGTAAAGTTGATGTCCGGTACGACCCGCCTGACAAAACTAAAGTTCTCGCCATCACCGATGTCCATGACCGCCGATGCAATAGAAGGTGTCATGGCTGTTGTGTCGTCATCTACACCATCCTCGTGCCTGAATAGTTTTGAGGCACCCGCTGCGTGTGGGTTAGACCGGCTGGTTTTATCTATCCACGCCGTGCGCGACAGAGAACCAAAGTACCAGATCTGTGTTTGGTAATTATAGATGACGTAACGATCATTTTCAGTTGCGCTGGCTGACGTGTAGAACCACCATATTTCACCATGGTCTGCGTTAGCTCCTGCAACGACTTGGTTAAACTGACCTACGTTTATGTCACCAAATACTTTTAACTCAACTGTACAAGGTAGCTTTTCAGTGGTGCCACGATAGATATAGAAGTTGTTCTTACCCATCCAATACACTGTGTCGTCAACAGCAACAGCAGCGTTTGGACTGATAATAGATATGTTGGATGCAACGAGGTTGGCGGCAAAAATTGATTGCCCACCTATGAAAGTCATGGAATAGATAGCTGTGTCCGTAAGCACTACCACCTCGCGGCGTGTCTTAACAGCCTGTACAATCGTTGACCCGACACCCAGATCAAATCCACCAGCTGTATTGATTGACCCACCAGATGTAACAGCAAACCACTTTAACTGATCTTCAGAATCACTGAACCTAATCTTCAACGGGTTTTGAACACCGTCTCCTTCTGTCGCGGAGCTACTTGAGTTCTCGTTATCGCAACCAAATGCAATAACATGACGTGGAAACGGAAAGACCATAATCTGTTTTGCTACTGTAGGCACACTACGAGATGTGCCACCCGTAGTGTCTACCAATTTAATTGAACGAGTGTTCAAGCCGTTTACCTTCTCCCAACGGAAAACACCACTATCACGCGCACACAAAAGAAGATCATCACCCAGCGTGTCATGTGACCAAAGACGAAGATCTAGTGTCGTGCCTGTTGGGGCAGAGCTACCCCAACCAAAAAAGTCTGTAGCATTAACAACAGGTGTACCGTCGCTATGCGTAGCAGCGGTGGTACCAAAACTGCCGCGTGTTGCCCCCGTAATATCGTTAGTGCTTTTACCGCTGTAAGCAATTAACTCTGAATCAATCAACAGTGTTCCAGAACTTGGAAAATTAGTTGCACTTGTAAGAGTAATTGTGGTGTCACTTGCACTTAGTGTGCCACCTTCATTCAAGGTTGTGAGTGCAGCACTCGATACTTCACCGCCCCACAAACCGCCGCCCCAACCAGCACCGTCAACAGCACTGTTAAGACCTGTGTTAACTTGATACTTCCCTACAACAGAACTGCCGCCGTTACCGGAATCACTGCTGTTTGCTGTAACGGTTGTGCCACTCGTGTCTTTTGCCGCTATTTCGTAAATGTTGACGTTGACAATATTTGCTATCTGATACTCTTGATTAAGAACATCCGCAGTTACGTTGCCGCCGAGAGACGCGGCACCAGAGAACGTTACAAAATCATTTATTAAAGCACCGTGAGAAGCGTCAGTAACGGTTATCGTAGAGGATCCATTCGAGGCAGAAAAAGTTATATCGCCTGCTGATGTCGTCACACGCAACGGAGTAACATCGTTATATGACCCGCCTTGCTCAATATAGTATTTAAGATGCGTTCCGATTCCCATGAGGTCTGAGCTATCGGTAGTGATGAAGTTTATTAAAGTACGAGCAGTGCCTTCGTAAGTTTCACTGGATATGCTTTTCCAACCACCAATCTTTTCAGGATATCCAAACCGAAAACGGATCTTGTCACAATCTACCCAACTGCCTTCGTTGCTATACGAGGTGATATCGGTTGCAATACCGGGTCTGAACTGAAGTTTAGTAAGTGGCACCTAGCTCTCCAGTTTAGCTTCAAGATCTTCAACTTTGTTTGTTAGCTCATGCACAGCATTGACCAGCAAAGCTACTACACGATCATACTTGATGGCCTTGTAACCATCTTCTCGATTGGCGACTACTTCTGGCAACACTTTTTCTACATCCTGGGCGATTAGCCCGACATCGTGTTTGCGTACAAACAGCCCGTCTTCACCCCCACGGTTCTGCATGTAGTCGTCTGTCCAGTCAAACTCCACGCCCTGAATCTGTGCCACTTTGTCTAGAGCTTCTTCGATATAACAAATGTTTTCTTTAAGTCGTTCATCAGAAGAAAAGAACGCTGTAATATCATTCGTAGCTCTTATCTCACCAGCAGTACCAGATGCAGACGCGCCCACACCAAGTGAAGTAAACTGAACACTTGCAGTAGTTTGGACATCTTGACCGATACTTAGTGTTGGCGTTGCTCCTTCACTAGCAGAAACATCTACAGTTACACCTGTGCCACCACTTACAGAAGCTACATAATTCCCTGTTGTGTGCGTCGTCAAATCAACAGAGTTATTTGCTTGTGCGGTGGTGATTGTAATATTTGCACTGCCATCAAACGATACGGCACTAGATGTGACATCCCCTGCTAACGTAATCGTTCGGGCATTTGCAAGCGCAGTGGCTGTTGCGGCGTTACCCGTGCAACTACCAGACGAGCCACTTGTGTTGCCGGTTACATTACCAGTGACATTACCAGTAACGTTGCCGGTCACATTACCCGTAACGGCACCTGTAAGATTACCAGTGACAGAAGTTGTCGTTAGAACACCTGTGCTTGGGTTGTAGCTTAGTCCGGTATCGCTTTCCAAACCTTGTGCCCCGGTAGCACCGTCAACAAAAACGGGAAATACGCTTTCGTTTGTGCTGTTGTTTGCTGTTACAGAAACATTGTCTACAGCGTCGATAGTCAAATCACCCAACGCATTGACAACTGTTGCCCCTGTTCCTCCCCCGTCGAACTTTGCTACAACCGTTTTACCGTTTGTTAAAGTTAAAACATTAGCAGCATCATATGTACCTTGGATCAAAACAAGTGACTGACTACCCGCTAGACTGTTTTTGATAATCGCAATCTTTTGTACCGCGTTATCAAGCAAGCGAAGGTAGACCGTGCCGCCCAAATCACTGCCACTCGTAACATTAATGTATTTATGGCGTAGTACAGAAGTCGTCCCATCAGCAATCGTTTGATCATTAGGACTACCTGTTGAGCCAGTGGCTGAAAGCGTTAGAGTTACAACACCGTTGATTGCTTCATCCAACAATTCAAAGTTTGTATTAGTTGTCGTGCCCCAAGTTCCGGCCTGTTGACCCGTACCGATCAGAGTGATGCCTAGATTATTGCTATATGTCGTTGTAGTGGTCACTGTCTAATCCTCTAGCTCGTATCAACATCCGTATAAGACTCAGAGCCTGATGGTGTTATAGTTGTCCAACTATCTCCTGTGTGCGTAATATTCGTCCAACTTTCTGCTGGGATTGTAGCATCAAGTGAAGCAAATAAAAGCTCTCCATCAGAGGTTACATCAAAAGAACCAATTAGGGAACCTACACCACTGGCAATATAAATAGCAGCTGTTGTCTGTGTGAAATTAATATCTACAGTTGCGCTGTCTTCAATAACAACAAAAGCAGCGGATGTTTTCGTAAAGTTAAAATCTGTAATAATAGCTGGGGGTATAGCTATCAATGTCGGCGTAGCTGTTTGAGTTGCATTGAAGCTCTGGGTAGACGCTTCGCTAACTATTGCTCCGTGTGCAGAAAAGCCCCGATCTGAAAATGATAGTTCTCCGAACATCTAGACTGGCCCTGTTTGACTATCCATAAATGTTTCATAAGCAGACTTCACGCTGTCAGTCCACACTGCGTTGCATACAGCCTGAACGGTTGCATCCTCGCCTGAAATGTCTGTGTCACCCCAAGTGTCACCAGACTTCGTGCGGCAGTGCAGAACGTGTCGGTGATAGGTGCGGCTAAGTTCTACGCCATCATCCTTCACGATAGTTGCCTTGCGAACTTGGACGTTTTTGTGTTCGCCACGAACTTCGCAGTCATATTCAAATTCTTTAGTTAGTGCCATTTTTATCTCCTATGGTTGGACTGTCTGACCCGACTTCCAGACGGGTTAACCTGTAAAATAAGTAAAGTTTCCTCTGTACGATTTAGCAGAGCCACTGGCTGACCCTTGTATTGGTCTATCAAGTTCAATTTGAAGAGTTGAAGTGCTTCCTAGTGGAAACATTACAAACAGTGAACTATCTTCATAAGCAACACCTGTTGCCTCAACTTGAGTACTAGTCACTTTATCTGATACTGCAAAAGGCAAACCACCTAAAATCAGTCCTGAACTAGTGCTGGTTGGGGTCAAGCCTGCCTTAAACTGAAGTACTACTATGTTTCCAATTTTTGTGTAAAACCCTTCAGCACCTGAAATTGCGTTAATATTACTTGAAGCAGTCGGCGTCCAAGTACCTTCCTCATAATCATCCAGCGCATTGGCGGCGGCTGTATCGCCGTTGAAGGTTAGGCCACCGCCAGAAAGAACACGAATACGTTCAGTAGCACTAGTGTACAATGCAAAGTTGCCGCCAGTGTTACCAAAGAAAAGACTAGCAGTGTCATCCTTCATTACTTGCCAAACAGAAGTATCGGTGCTTTCTAGAGTAACTGCTGTGTTCGCAGTGCCTGAATTAACGTGGAGGGTAGAATCAGGTGATGTGTCGCCAATTCCCACATTTTGTGAGCTATCAATGCGAAGTGCTTCTGTCCCTCCTGTTTCAACAGTAACAGTGTCTGCCGCCGCAAACCTGATTGCAGTGTTTGTATCGCCGGTATGAACAATCTTGTCGGCTAGAGACAAATCGCCTGTCATTGTAGTGGCTGCGGTGGTAGTTGTGCCGGAAACCGTCAAAGCACCTGCAACGCTAACATCTTGTGCAAACTCACCGGAGAACAACCCAAACGTGTCAAACGCCAGTATCTCTAGCGTGTCACCTGCTGTAGCGCCGCTGTCCAAAACGATGCTCGTGCCGCTGGTGGCGGTGTAGTCTGTCTTGTCTAGCTTAACGCCGTTGAGAAATACATCCGTGTATTCGGAATCTGTGTATGTTAGGGTGCGTCCAAGACTGTCTGCGCCAGTAAAGCTCGTCTGTCCTGCTGTGGCTGTGTAGACAAACCTGCCTCGAAGACCACTGCCCGGTTCTTTGCCTATGTATGCCATTATTCGGCCTCCGCAATCGTAAGTGTGCCAGCTTCTACTTGGCGTAGGATTTCGGCGTAGTGGCGGTTGGCTGGGTCAAGTGGGACAGACATAGTTGTTCCCTCAATAACAACTTCTATTGAAGTGTTATTGCCATCAAGAGCAATATATTTTGCTGATGTAAACTGAATACTATTTTCCATAATTATAACTCCGCATCAGCAACCCAGTTCCACCAATAAAACTCGCCGCCAGTTGATGACCTATTGAGAGCATATACCGCAAAACCAGAATCACCACTATCCTCAATAGTGACTGCTAAATCAGAACCGTTATTTAGTCTAACATTTCCAGACGCACCTGTAGTTGAATAAATAACAGATGTTGGTGCGGCTCTTTTTGTTACTTTAAATTGCTGTGACCATCTATAAGTCATAGTTGCACTTGTATGTACGACAAAAGAACCTTTTGATAATGTGGAGGAAGATGCTGGAGCAGTCCCTTGCGGATAATTTTTTTCGTAATATCTTTGACACAACGCCAAGTCTTCACCAAAGCTGCGATGCTCAAACTCAGTGGCTACGGAGCCAACTTCGAGTTGAACGCCTGTTATGAAAAATGTGTTGTCTGTACTGCTGAAAAAATTACCACCACCAACGGCTCTGTTTGCGTTGTTGCCGCTGTTAGATGTCCACGTTTGGCTAAGTGTGCCACTGGTGTAAGTAGTGCCTGAAACAACCCATAAATGTAGATTCAAACTTTGAGCATTGTCATCATTAAATGCGCCTGTCGTATCTGCTGGGAAAGTTAATTCAACCCTTGTCCAACTAGTTGTTACCGAAAAAGTTTTTGATACTTGTCTGCTGTTGTCAGTATCAAATAACTCGGCAACATAGGTTGCTGAAGCATTGCCTTTTACATAAAAAGAAACTGCATACTCTTTAGCATCGCTAGTTCCTTTCATAAATCTCTGTAAGTCTTGACCCTCAAATCTTTGTTCAAGAATTATAAACTTATTTGCATCCATGTCCGTGTCTGCTGTGGTGCAATCAAGTTTAATACAGTTAGCAAAACCAGAAGGACCATCAGCAGTTTGTGTCATAGTCAAGCGACCACTTGTGCCAGAGGCATTGATATTAAATCTATCAACTGTAAAATAACCAGCAGAAGCACCAATACCTGTAACTGAGGTAGAGCGTTGTGCCACGTTCATTGCACCATTAGTCACAAGATTCTTGCGCCCTGACGGAGTGCTGGGTATCTGTGCTAGTTCTCTTGCGTTGCTAGTCATGTCTTACCATCCAGAAGGTATTTTGCCGACCACAGGCGGCGTGATTAAAGTGGTCATTTGTTCGTCTATAAGCGTCTTCATTTCTGCTTCTGTTTTATCCAAAGCGGAAAGCGTCCAAGTCTTGCACTGGTCTTTGGTAATACTATTAAAGTCTGTAAAGCTGTCACCACTTGCATCGCCAAGACTGACGGTACCGTAAGCCTGAACAGTGTACGGGTCGCCGTCAGGTTTGTTCTGGTCACTTGTAGCAATAAACCGATAGTGAATTACTTTTACAACGTCTGCCAAACTTCCCTCCGTGGGGGCAGCATCTAGTGAGGGAAAGTCCCAAGCATAAGTATTAGCCATTACATTTTTACTCCGCTTACTAATTTATGTCTTTCTATTAAATTTTGAGGAAGAAAAGTGTGTTCATAGTTGGCTTGCATATCTTGAAGGTTTAAAATTTCTACAGGGTCATCGCAAATAATCACATTTATATATTGCCATCTCTTCAAAATTGCATATTGCAAACGACACCCTCCAACTTGCAACTCTTTATTGCTGTTTATTATTATTGGATTTATCATCCCATGTTCGTCTAAATGTTTGTGAATAGCTTTTTGCCGTTCAAAAATAGCCCAGCTTTTAGGGTCAGAATCCAAAGTCTTGACTTTTCCAGCCCAAGTTTTTATCTCGCTAACTGCTAAACGCATTTAATTATTCTCCAGAGTTGCGACACGCTTACGCAAGTCTTGAATTTCTTTCAATAAAATTGGAACCAGTTTGCTATAGTCTACAGTGTAGGTATCTTCAGTGTCATGTTGCTCAACTGGCAAATCATAGACTGGCTCAAGTTCTTGAGCGATTAGGCCATATTCTTGAAAGCTGTCGTCGGCCTTCCAGTTAAAACTACGAACCTGCATTGCATCTATTTTGTCTCCCGCAGACGGAGCATCCACAATATTCTTTTTTAAACGCTCATCTGAAGATGTTGGAAAACTTGTGGAAGTGTTGGTCATGTTTATACCGCCAACATACGTCCCAGAGTGGTAATTCAACCAAGCGTTTCTTGTTCCGCTAAAAGTTTTAATCATGTAGAAATAAGCTGGAGAACCATCTGATGTTGCATTAGCGGCTTGAAGGCTTCCAGCAGTCGTAAGATTTGCTACTGTTTTACCCATTAAAACTTGAGGAGACGAGTCTATCCTCATAGCCTCACTAGCTTGAACCCCAAAAGTCATTGCATCACTAGCGTGTTGATATTCTAAATAGCCTCTATATCGGTCAGTGCCTGATGTGCCATCTGCAAAACCAAGAGAATGTGTGCCATTAGTAGGTGAGAACAAGGTAATTCCACCCGAAGAAGAAGTGCTACCTACAGAAACATCAAGCGTACCTGCAACACCACTATTGGTTGAGCCGATTTGTACATTGCCTGAACTGTCGATACGCATACGCTCGGACCCGTTAACTTGAATATTAAATATTTCGTTTGTTACAGCTAGACTTGCACCATTGGTGCTATCACTATCTTTAATTTGCAGTTTTGATGTAGCATCACTACTTTCAATGATTGCAACCGTGTCATTAGCAGATTTTACATGAAGTGCCGTGTCTACAGAAGTTACGCCTATCCCAAGTTGACCATTGCTATCGACCCTTACCCTTTCGCTTCCAGCCGTTTCGATAGTTACCGTATCTGCCGCCGCAAATCTAATTGCAGTATTTGTATCCCCAGAGTGGACAATTTTGTCAGAGATTGTCAGGTCGCCATCAACCGTAAGTGATTGCGTTTCGCTGACATCGACTACATTGGTTGGCTTCTTACCAGTATAACCCATCAGGTAATCTCCATAATACTCAGTGTCGCATCAATCTTTGCCGCCGTGTCTGCGTCAATCTTTATAACGTCCGTGGCCTGTACTACGACCTTGCCGCCTGACAGTACCTCTAGTGATGAACCTGCGGGTATCGGTACATTCTCCAACAGCTTTACTGTTGCGTTTGTTTCTGTGTCACTGGTATCTGAAACCAACTGTACGTCTACAGTGTGTTGTGCTGTGCCTACGTTACAAAGTATCAGTCCAAGGACAACAGAAGTTGTAGAGCCGGGGCAGGTATACAATGTCTCCAAAGTCCCAGCCGAAGCAGGCATTGCCGCATGTGTTTTTACCTTGAATATATTAGCCATGTTTTATCCTAACGCGATTGCCAATGCCGTTGCATCATCCGTGGTTGCCACTGTGCCTGTTGCACTGGGTAGTGTCAGCGTTACATCCGCAGTAGATGCTGGGCCGATAAGCGTTGCCTTGTTCGTGCCGTTATCGCTGTCTTCAAAGAACTCTACAAACCCTGCTGATGTAGCTCCGTTCTTTACCGACATGCCTGCATTGAACACATCCTTTGCCGTTGATGTTGATACGCCTGTCTGAGTTGTTGTGCCGCTAATCTCTACATTACCGTTGATGTCTATCGTCGTGGCGTTCAGTTCTAGTTCTGTATCAGATACCAAATCAAGAACACCGTCTGCACTTTGATGAATATATGTACCTGAGTCACCAAACTGTAGTTGGCGTGAGCTATTCAGCAACAAAGCAGTATCAGCAACATGCGTAAGCGTTACGTCCTTGTCTGCACCAAACCCTAGAACAGCCGCATCGCTGTCCAATGTAATGTCGTCACCTACAAGCAGGTCGCCATCTATGTCTACATCACTAGAAAAGTCACCCGTTGCCGCGTCCAACTCTCCGGTGACTGTAAAGTTTCTAATTCCAGTGTAATCCTTGTTGGAGTCTAGTACGACTGCCTTTGACGCAATCGCTGTGCCAACAGCCGTTGAGCCTAAATCAAGGGCGTTTATCTCGCCAACAACTACGGTTGCACCATCTAGGATGTTTAGCTCTGCTGGCGTTGATGTAATTGCTGTGTTACTTGCGGCGGCAAGCACAGGTATCGTGCCCGACTGGTTCGGTAAGTTGATTGTTCTGTCTGCCGTTGGGTCTACGATTGTCAGTGTAGTTTCGTGAGCATCAGCAGTAGCACCCTCAAAGATAATCGCGTTTTCTGCGTTCATCGTAACGGTGTCTACAGTTGTAGTTGTACCCGCCACGGTAAGTTTTGGAACCAGTAACTCACCTGTACTTGGGTTGTAGCGCAGTGCGCCCGTGTCATCTAATAGCGCGTTTGATTCATCGTGAAATACCACGGGGAAGTTTGTGTTTGCTGTGCTGTCGCTAACAGTAACTGTTGTGGCAACAGCCGCAGTGCCTGAGTATCCAGACGATGTAATTGTACCTAGCGATGAACCTGCATCGGCAAAGGTGATTGTGCCGCCATCTGCGTCCAATGTAATCCCACCGGATGAGTCAAGCGTAACCGTTGTGCCTGCAAGCTCTGCTGTGCCATCTGCGGTAATCTGTATGTTTGCAGCTGCCGCTGCATCGTCGGTTGTGACAATATCTAATGTACCGTTCGTGCCCACCGTAAGTGTGGCGGTATCACTACTAGAGCCGGTCATAGTGATTGCTTTGCCATTGACCGTTACATCATCTGCAACAAGTGAACCACCAGTAATTGCACCAGTCGTCGTGATAGTGCTGGCACCGTTATTTATTGTGCCAAAGTTTGATGTGATTGAACCCGAATCTAATGCGCCAACAGTCGTCGCTGCGGTAGTGACAAGATTAGGCATTGCCGTGATTTCATCGTCAAAATATGCAGATAAATCTGTGACAGCCACCTGCTTCATCGTGCCTGCATCGTTCAATACAACACGATCTGCGTCAGCTACTGTGACCGATGAAGCTGAAGTATTCCCATCAACGATATTCAGTTCCGCTACCGTAGAAGTAATACCGTCAAGTACGTTCAACTCGTCCGTAGTGACGGTTGCTCCATCAAGTATCTCTAGTTCTGCTTCACTGATACCAGCACTGCCTATTGTGACAGTCCCGGCAAACGTTGCATTGGCTCCGTCAAACGTGATCGCAGTGGTAGAACCTGACTTCAAGATTAGATTGCCGGAAGAATTAGTCAGCGCGGCGTATTGTGTACCAGCATCTTTCAGCAGAACATCTGCGCCATCTGCATCAAGAATGATGTCAGCAGGTGCATCAATCGTCAGATCACCCGACCCAGGCACCAGCAATGCTTTTTCAGCAGGCAATGTGCAGAACACGGTCTTCGTGCCAGAAGAAAAGTTCACCGCGCTATCGCTGTTCGAGCTTTCTAGTATGGTTGTGCGAGACAGAGTATCAGGCGAGGCATCCGTTACAGTCCCAATGCCCACTTCAAATTCATCAGCACTTTCATGCACAATCGCATAGTAGGTAGTGTTGCTATTACCTATGCCCGTTACAAAGGTTTGAAACCCCGTAAGCGCACCAGCCAACGAAAGAGTGCCAGTGCCTGTAGTCGTGCTGGTTTCTTTTACTCTATCGTTAACTGCAAAAGCCATTATTTCAACTCAATGGTTAAGTTACTCGCGTTGATTCGGAAGATGTCCCCAGATGCAACAGATCTTGAGGAATCCAAAGCACCTACAAAAAGTATGTTGCCACTGGTTGATGCGTCAGCCAAAAACACATGAGTTATTATCTGAGTGCTACCGCCCGATGCTGGAAACTCTATGTTGGCAGCATTTACAACGGTTTGTGCGTCCGTGCTTGTAGAAGCAATCGTCCAGTTAGCCGCAGTAACTTGCTGTCGTGCATAATTAGTAAAACTTGCCTCCGTCAGACTACCACCTTCTGCATCGGATACAGCAGTTGCTAGGCCAACATAGATACTGTCGCCGGGTGATGAAAAACTTGCGGCATTGTTTTTGAAGATAAAGCTAAGTAACTTACCCTCAAGATATGTGGTTGCAGCGTTAGAGGTTGCCATCGTTACGTCCTTTCTCTACTTGGAAGACCCTTACGATAAGCATCTGTATTTTCTCGTGCCTCACCCAGATCTTTCAGTCGCAACAGTTCCTCTGTAAATCTGTCACTATAAACTTTTAACATATCAGGATCGCTTTTCATATAAGCGTAGGCTTCAAACAAACTGCCATATAACAAAGCAAAGGACGCATTTGTACTTAACCAAGTCGTACCGCTATCAGCACCAGCTGTAAGACTTGTCGGTCTAAAATAGTAGTGTAACTCCACCGTGTAGTTAGAGTCTGGCGTGGGTGCGACTATTAAATTATTCTCATCGAACCTTGCATAATATTTAGGCAAACCAGTTGTGGATGCAGACGGGGTGTATGTTTGCAAAAAATTAACGTCTTTTTGTTCTAAAAAACGTTCAGAACCTGATGTTGTGATACGCAACGAAAACGACGCTAGAAAATCCGTAGGTACAGTTAGAAACCGGTCACTGGACGTAAACGCGCTGGTGACGTTTTTACGAAATATTTCAAAGTCCACGGACTTGAAAAGCCTGTCTTCAGCCGCCTTGATAAAATCATTCAAGTGAGTAGTAAAGGATGTCTCTGTATTCTCAGTGTAATCCTGAATTGCTGTTTTTAGTTCGCCGTAAGTAAAACTCATAATTATGCACTCACTGTTACCGGGCCAGCCGAAGCTACTTTACCGCCACCAGACACAGAACCAACAGTGGCTGTTTCGGATGACCCTCGTTGACTGATATCAAAAGTATACGAGTTTGTGTCCACAACTGTAATTGTAAACCCGCTACTGTTTTCAAGTGCAGTTGACGTAAAACCATCAAAAGGCAGAGTAGATCTGAACCTAACTACGTCGCTAGTAGAACGACCATGGGCTGTTTCTGTAACAGTTATAACCGCCGAACTAGCCGAACCTGATTTAAAAGGATCAAGACCCAAAAGAACCTCAATGGCTGGTTCTGTTCGATCTGTCCTAGCATTACGAATAGCCTCTGGATCTGCAATGTTTCGAGGCGGTGTTAATTGTGGGTGTTTTGGTTCATACTCATCCGGCCCCACCAACAGACCGTTCCACTCTTTCCGCATCTCTGCCTTGCGGTATCGGAAACCAGATCTATCTGAAATGCCGTATGCTCTTTTACCTGATGCAAACCGAGCCATTAGCGCACCCGTAAATAATCAATACTTGGAGTAAGTTTGAGTGCTACACGATCCTCGTCTTCATCTGCCGCACGCTGAAACTCTTCTTCGTAGATTGATTTCAAAACCTGTATTCTTTGAGGTGCGCGTTTAACAGAAAGATAGTATGCCAGTCCTGCTGCCATACAAGGCAGAAACCGGAATGGTGCATCTACATCATTTACCAAAGCATCAGCGTCTTGTATGCGTTGAACAAAGTAATAACGTAAAACATCTGTGCTGTTTTCAGGCGTAGGCCATAGGTTTATCTCTGGTGTAATCTGTCTGTTGAAATAGAAACTAGAGGGCTTGCCTGTTGTCGCTTTGTTTGGCTGACTCTGATACTCGCCTCGGCTAATGCGTTGCACCTGAAAATCAGTATTGTCACGACGAACAACCACTTCAAGTATATCAGTAATCTCGTTAGAGAGGGTGTAGGTAGATGTACCTGATGTGAGGGCTTGTGTGCCCAATTGCACCGTCCACAGATTTACGCCTCTATTTGCCCAATCTGCAAACATGATGTTAAGTGAGCGTCTCGCCGTTTCAGCGTCATACCCAGTCCTGACTTCCAACCCACAACGTTCGTAGGCTTCCTCAATGACTTCAGCTACATCAAGAGTAAAGTTCCTTGAACTGGACGTTGCCATCACTCTTCCTCGTTATAAAGGTTATCAAACACCCTGTTTACATCTAACGTATAGTCTAAATCACTTTTAGAATAATGTATATGAGCAGATGGTTTGAAGTCTGGGGCACCAGTCCCCGCCTCAAACCAAGCTGGATGAGTCACCCTAACACGGTTGTTGGGCAACGCCACAATATTTCCTGTCCACTCGCCAGCATCAAGCAAATGCAACACATGGCTCTGCTTGTGTTGTGCCGGGTCATCCGCGATTTCGTTTTCCGAATAATCTACAGTGAACAAATATTTGGCAGGAAACATCTCGCCATCTATCTTTGCGAACCAGGGACAAGGTGTGGCTCTGTCTAAAACATACACGGCATGGTTATGCGATGAGCAATCCCATGGTTGTGCATCATGAACAGCCATAGGAACAGGCCATTCTTCTAAAGGCTCATCTGCCACCAGTGCAGTGATAGGCATACGCGCCCACATTGCACCGCCGTGTACAGTGTCCTCTTCCTCACCTTCAGCTTCGATGCCCGTGAATATAACCTGAAAGCTCAACGACCTGCATGGCATAGTCGTTACAGCGATAGCCATGGCGTGTAAAAACTCGCCATGGTATTTCTCATGGTTGTGTGTGTATTCCCGGCGCACCCAACACTTGAAGTGAGGGATATTGCTTTGAAGATAAGGCATTACGCTTTAGTGAGCTTATAACCTTTTTTCTTGGCTGCTGCTCTAATTTGAGCCAGTGTCATTGTGGGTTTTTTAGCGGCACCGCCACGCTTCATGCCTTTGGATTTCATACCAACAGCACCACCGCGTTTCATACCTTTAGACTTCATACCAACGGCACCGCCACGACGGTAACCTTTGGATTTCATCACGCCGCCTTTTTTCATGCCTTTACGCTTTTTAATCATTTCGTCTTCCTCCTTCTAACTGCTTTGACTCTACGAGGTTTACCAGCTGGTTGTCCCAGCCGTTTCTTTTGACTAACTCTACTGCGCTTCTCAGCGGCTGTCATTTCTTTAGTAGTCTTGGGTGTCTTAGAAGAGACTCGTTTAGACGGGCGACAATACGGTGTGCCCCTCTTCTCGCTCTTTCCGCGTCCACACTTCTTGCCCGTGCGAACGTCTTTCCAGTCCTCTTTGAACCAGCGTTTGAGGGCTAACCCTTTTTTAGTTTTTCTTACTGCTGGCATCAGTAGATCTTGGTGGTTTTATAGCGGTACTTCTGTCCGTCTCTGAACTTTGAAGCTCCGCGCACCATTCCTCCATCTGCTTTTCTAACTGCTTTACTCTTGCTTTTATTTCCCCAGTTTTTAGCTCCGACTTTTCTGCACTTGGCAATCGCACCGGAAGCGTAAGCACTCGGAAAGACACGATAACGTGCCTTGACTTTGTGGTAACAAGCATCCTTTTTTGACATCTCATTTCTTCCTTTTCCTGCGTCCTGCACAATGGGCACGCTCTGAAAAGCCTCTGGGCTTCTTACAGTTTATACTACGCTTGCGTTTTGCGCTCCATTTTCTTTTCTGTGGAGGCTTGGTGATCTGCTTCGGTATGCTCGACCTAGAGATCGTCATCAGAACAGCTTCTCAACAAAAGGCAGTAACGCAGTTGCTATGATGATACCCACCAGATATTTGAAGTTTGCTGAGATGTTGGCATCCAGCTTATCCATTTTTTGTTTACCGTCTTCGAGCCGACGTTGTATCTCTTCGTATCGAAGAGAACATTCTGCTTCGTGCTTTTCTATACGGGCTACTGCTTCCTGAATTTTCATGTCAACACTTCCACCGTCTTCTTGCCTGACGCAATCTGCTGTTAGGATTCTTCGCGGCCTTTGGAAACTTCTTCATCTGACCAGCAGAACGAGCGCAGAATGATTTTCTACGCTTTGCCGCCGCGCTACCCTTTTTGACTTTGCCTGTTACAGCAGTCTTCAGCTTACTGCCGGGGTTCATACGACGGTATGCAGCCACGCCTTTCTTAGTCATGCCTGCTCCGGCCTTGGTTGACCTGAAGTTTTTTTTATTTCGGGCTGGCATCTTGCTGGCTTTTCTAGTCATCTCGACCACCGTAGTAATCAGATATGGACACTTCGCCATTTGCTGGGACATTTGGATTTACATTGCTGGTGACTTGTGTGCCCGTAGTTCTTCTGCGAACTTGTGAAAAATCACTTGCTATTACCTCGGCTGTTGTGCCAGCCGAAAAAAGAATTGGCGTTATGCGACTAGCAAAAACGTTAGATCCAATCTGATAGTCGAAGCCTCCCGATGTAATTATGACTTCGTTTGCTGCATTGAGGGACGCTTCATAAGCTGCTTTGTAAGTAACAGAATTGGTTGCCCCACCGTTTACACTGCCCGGAAAAAGAGCCGTTCCATTCGTGGACGCACTAGTAAGTATGGCGGACGAGGCTAAAAGATCTGCGGCGTCGAATGCCAGTGTATAAGTGTATGTAGGATTAGAAGCAAGCAGTGTCGATAAAAACGATGAACCAGAACCGCCTTCAGTAAAGGTAAACGATTTAGTTATCACCTGCTTAAAATGTGTGATGGGCCCAAAGACAAATGGTAAGACAAAAACGCCCCCGCCCGTATAGGCTGTAAATGCACCCGGCGCAACACCTGAACTTGTGATAGTGGCGGGAACATTGTCCCCGCCAATGTAGTACTCCGAAAGCGATATCGGGTTTGTGCCGCCAAACTCGTCCTGTATCTCACTAAACTTTATCGCAGAACCGGAAGTCTGAAGAACCATTTTGTCCCCCTGTCGTCACTTTCTAAGCAGTAAAAAACACAACAGAAGTGATATCATCTATCGTGTGAACATTTACATCTGTCTCAAACAAAATACCCTGTGCTGGGATTGATATCGTATCTGTCTCACCTGTCTGTAAATCGACATGCAATTTAGTTGCACCAGAATCTGACCCATCGGTAAGTTTTAGTTCGGGTGTTCCTGAACCGCCCGATGTAACAAGAACCTGCAACAAACGGCAACGACCTATAGATGCCGTACCTGTCGCTGTCACACGAGTAGTTTTTACATCTGAACCTGCCATACTAAACTCCTTATAAAAAAGGAGAGGGGGTGTTACCCCCTCTCGTTACTAGGCTTCGTAACCCATCAATTCAATAAAGAGTTTACCAGCTGTATAATCAGCGTCAGTTGTGTCACCCAGTGTGAGGTACAAGAACTCATCCGCAGCAGGTACAGCTGAGAAATAGACCTTACTACCAAGAGTAGCATCGCCTGCGTTTACCAAAAGAGTTTCTGTCAAATTAGAGATAGCACCATCTTCAACACCTGTGCTTTCTGTAGCCGAATGTACGTTGATGTCTGGATCGCCACCAGCAGGTGCTTCAAAGCACTCCATGCTACCTGTCAGAATCGTGCCGTTTCGGGCGGCTGTAATCTGACCAATGTGACATACGTTAGACGTTCCGTTCACACCGATGATGTCACCGCTTGCAGTTGAGCGCAGACCAGTCAGGTCGATAAGAATACGGGTAGTGATGATACCACCCATACGCTGAACAGCACTACGATAGATCGTGCCTGTGCCACCTGTGATACCTGTTCCGGCTTCGGTTGCAAGTGTGTTTGCATCAAAAGACGATACGCCTGTTGAACTGATGCTTGAGAGCGTTGTGATAGCTCCCGTTGTAGCGTTTTCACTGATTGAGGTGAATCCACCTTTGGAGCGCACTGGCCCCGTGAATGTTGTATTAGCCATGTAAATCTCCTGTCGCGGCTAGTGTCAGTCACACCATGTGACTGTCAGGATTTTTAAAGTATAGACACAAAAAAAGGGGCGGTCAAACAACCGCCCCTTTTCTGGCGTGGGAAAGTTACGCGCCCGGCGAACCGAACACGCACCGTGGGTCGCTAAAGCCAAAGCTATAACGCTCACGCGCCTTATAACGCATGTTACCTGTATCGAAATCAGGCTCCATTTGTGTTGTCAGAGACAGACGCTCGAAGTGCTTGAAGCCATTCGGTGAGTCCGTCTTAATGAAGAACGCATCTGTGTCTGTCAGATAATCGTTTACGACATAACCTTCCGGCAACATTCCCATATTGCGGATAGCGTTTGTGTCGTTATCTGCCGTAGCAGTACGAAGATTTGAAGCCATCAGACGCTCTGCAACAAACTGAAGCTGACGCGGAATGATCAGTTTCGACCCGCGAAGGGCGATAATCAGACCACGCTCATCAACAAAACCAGCAATACTGATCAGAGCATCTTCAAGAGATGTCTCGTTTAGATCAGCAGCTACGCTGGGTTCGTTAGCCAGTGAGCCACCATTAGTAAGCGGGTGATCAGTTGCACAAAGCTCCTTGCCATCGCCACCTTTTTTGGTGCTGTCGAAAGCATTATTGAGAATTGCAGCAGCTTTAACCTGCTTAGTATGAGCCATGGCCCGTGCCAACGCACGAGTGTAACGGGATGAGAGACGATCATACAGATTGTCCTCAACAGCTTCTTCCGTTACGGAGAAAGCCGACGCTACTGTTTCGTGTGTGTAACGAGCAGTGTATGCCTCTTGTGCGTCATCGAAAGTTACTGCTGAACCTTCAGACTTAGTGGGAGCAGCACCGAAACCAGACAGCATGACCTCTTCTTCAAAGGCTCTATCAGAAGCCTCTGTGTCGAAGATTTCCGCGTGTTGGCCTTCGTAACGGTTATACTCCATCCCGAACAGGGCGTTGAGGCCGGGTTCGAGTTCTTTTGCAAGTTGTGCGCGAGAAATAGCCATAACCTAAACTCCTATACGCCTGTCGTCGAAACAGTACCACCTGCAATCGCACCATTCGGTGAATTGAAGTGGTTGTTCAGACGCACGATTACACCAATGCCAGAGGACGCAAAGTCTGCGTTCTCGACATCATCAACAATACCCATAATCCGAAGATTCAGATTGGCTGTTGTAGCGATAGTACTAACTGCCAACGCTGCGGAAGACTTACCAGTAGTCGTACTACCAGAAGCACCCGAAGAAAAGTTAGCGTTCGCAAAAACGTGACCACGGGCTGTGGACTCATTTGTAAGCGAAGCATCAGACGCTACAATATACAGTTGTAGGGGATCATCATTAACAAAGGCACGAACAGGAAAATTACTGTCTGCACCAGAACCAGGCCAGTGTTTTGAGAACACTACTTCACCGGTAGTTGAGCTTACATATTCGCATCCAGCAAACGCTCCCAACAGACCTACAGTTCCACCAGCGGCTGCACCAACAATGTCGATAAAACCTGTGCTAAGTGGAATAACTGGAGAACCTGTATAGATGACGTTTGAGTTATCGGAAGCAATGCGGTACTCAGTCAAACCAGTGCTGTTTGTATTCTGTCCTACTTTTGCGTAAGGACGTAGGCCAAATGCACCATTTGAGTTTGCCATTTTATACTCCTAACAAACGTTTCAGTTCTATTCGGAGGAATCGTTTCCTTTGCCCCCGAAAGTTACACGACTTTGCCGATCACTTTGTATCGGCATCGAGGGATGTTGTTCCCTCATGAGGTTTTCATCAACGGCTTTCATCTGGTTGCGGGTCTGATCCCGAAAATAGGCAGTTCTCTCAGAAACCGTTTCCTCTGGAATCCGGCAAAGCATAAGCCCACCGTTTCCAATCACACCTTGAAATTTACCTTCGTCGATTGTGGGTGCCTCAAAATCTGGATATTCATCCGATCTTACTGGCTCCCATCCTTCTCGAAGTTTGGCATGAACATTTGTCTTGTCATCCTCACCTCTGATCCCGACTCTCACCCACCGATGGACATATCCAGCGGGGGCTTGTGGTGCCTCCAGCATACTAGGGGGCTTCCAAGGAGTTTTGCGCGCAGTTTTTTTGCGAGTCTGCGACTCTCGTGGTATGCGTTTCTCAGTCATGTTATCTATCCTTGTTTAGTTTTGCAACTTCTTTGGCGTAAGCCTCGTATGGAACGTTCAATTTTCTAGCTATCGCCTTTTCTGATTCCGTCAGCTTTATTGTTCTTTTGCCTTTTGCCGAAGTACGAGAACCGGAATTAGTTGCCGCTGCTACAGGTGGTTTCGATTTTTTACCACCCGTTTTTGGATACTTGCTTGGGAAATCTTCTTGGAGTTGTGCGTCCAGCCTAGCGTAATAATCGTCCGTGGCTGGATCCACGCCCTCTTGCACCAGCTTCTGATGTATGCCCATCGCCGCGTATGTCATAGATTGATCCTCGCCAAACCAGTCATTACGTTCTGCCCACGCCTGCGCTTTTGCGTCAGGAACATTTGGAGCTACAGGTTGTGGAGTCGGGTCAGGCTGTTCTTGTTGGACTTCAAGCCTGGTTTTTGCTTCTTCGTGTCTTGATTGCTCCAAGGCCAACCGGCTTATTTTTTGTTGAGCTTCAAAAAGTTTATCAGGATCTGCCTCTTCGTGCGCTTCCCGATACTGTGACTTTGCCGATTCAAGTTCAGATTCAATGCGACTACCGAACTCGTTAACAAGACTGCTTTCGTTCTTTTTATTTTCTGAACGCAACTCTTCCAGCTGCTTCTTCATAGCTTCAGCGTATTCCAAAGCTGCTTGTTCTCTACGCTCTGCCTCGCGTCTTTTGTGTGTTATGGCAGTTATTCTTTTTTGAACACCTAGTGAATATTCTGATAATTCTTCTGAATTGTCTTCAGTGTTATCCTCGGCTTGTTCGTCCGAAGTCTCTGTTGTATCATCGACCTCTTCAGATGGGGTCGATTTCTCATCAACTTTGGCAGGTTCAGTCGCGCTTGTTCCATCTTCTTCAACCTCTAATTCAAACTCAGGTTCTGTTTCTTTTACTTCTGCTTCCGACATACTCTTCTCCTAAATTTTTATGTCTTCTGGATCTATAATCGTAGCGATTACTTCATCGTCGTTAATTATACGAACCTCACCGTCCTCTAGCTTGAAGCGAGAACCGGCGTATCGACCAATGCAAACCCAGTCGCCTTCTTTGCACCAAGGCTCCATATCTGCACCAAATTTATCAGAATCTTTGTAGGCAAGCGGCCCGACTTTCACGACATATGCGACCACAGTTGCAAGTGCCTCACGATCCGCAACAGCATCTGGGATATAAATACCCCCATCCGTCTTTTCGCGCCCTCGATATGGCATAACAAGTAAACGCCAACCCGTGGGCTGCGGTACTCTTTCCATGGCTTTCTGTTTGGATTCGGCTTTCTTTTTTGCTTCTATCGCCGCTTTTGCGTAGTCAGGAATCAGTAACGTCTTCGTCATCTGTATCAAAACCTTTTAGCAGGGAACTTAATTCATCTAGTGCAGTTGAGAGTCCCTGGATCTCACCTACGATGCTGCGGTACTGTTCCATGTCTTTTATAGACCCGCTAGAAACAGTAATCGATAAATCACTTACGCGATTGTTCAGAGTTTTGCGGTATTTGCTTACGAAGTCAATAAGGTTCATCGGATACCTTTGAAGCCGACACCAGATATAGCCGCGCCCGTACCACGAATTGTTCCGCGACTAGGACACTTGCCACCTTTGGCAACCTTACCACCATCCTTAAAACCCATTCTAGCTATAGCCTTCTTACCTTTTTCGGTTCCAGCAAGAGCCTTTAAACCGGGGTTGGGTAAATCTTTGACTGGGGTCTTCATTTTAACGTCACCACCATCACTCATTTTCTTTACTCCTGATATCTTGTCTTTATTGAGACTAGCATAAAAAACCTGCTTGCCTTTCTTCTTGCCATACTGATCTGTCATGGCATCCATAATCTTCTCACCTTTTTTATTCAACGGCATCAGACTATCCTCTTCCTCGTGCTTTATCTATAGCTCTCGAACCAAACCAGAAACTAATGATAGCAGCAAAAATCGCTTTTGTATCTTCGTCCCACAACACATTGAGAGACTCAGCCACACTCATGCCGCTGTTCAATGCCTCACGCAACAGCGTAATTTCAATCGCCAGAAACAAACCAAAGAAACAATATGTGATTACCGGACGCACCGAACGCTGTAGACCAGATATGATACCGCTACCTTTGTTCATGCTGATGTCGTGCTGTATCAGTCTGTCGTGTTCTTTGTCCGAAGCCTGCGCCTCAAACGCCTTTAGTTCAAAGTCATAACCGTCTTTGCGTAACTCAGCCGCGCACTTCATCTTCTCTAGCTCAAACTTCTGATCACTCTTTTGTTTAAAATGATCAGCAATCGCCGGAGCCGTACTGCTGGCAAAGCCTATCAGAGAACCTATTACACTCAGCATTATCAGTACCCCTTGAATCTTTTGTCTTTGGCAGACCACTCTTTCCTAAGTCGTCGTTGCTTTTTTCTCATTAAATTATACTCACGATATTTGTTTAATGAGCCTTCATACCTGTAAATTATTTTCGGCTCATCCACGCCGATACACCCATGTATGCGCCAACAACGCCAGCTTGAGCGATATAGAAAAGACCAAGGAGATCAGCGAGAGCATTGACACGACTATCAGAAACCACAGGTAGAAAAAGGATTGTTGAAAAAACGAGCATACTTCCCATAGCGACCCAAGCCATGTACTGCTGTGCCTTTGCTTTTTCCTCGCGTAACTCAAGCTCAATCATCTCCTTTTCACGGGCAATCTCGGCATCTGTCACAATGCCATCACCGTCTAAATCGTGGGCTTCATAACGACTACCCCGTTCCAATTTTTTACTGGGTGTCATTCAAAACCTCCACTGCACTTTGTTTTACCAACCCAGTTCCCGGTGACGAGCCAGTGTAAAAGTAAACTTTGTGCTCTGGGTAATATGCAATTAATCGCAAAACTTCATCAGTTCGCTTGCACCGTGCCCTCAAATTTATTTCTTTAACCATCGACCGCTTTCAACGGCACGCCCTCTAGTTCCCTGCGTAGCCGTGCTTCTATCTCATCCATACCCAGACCTTTTTTGTGCCACTCATGCGCCATCTTCTTTAGCACAAAGTATTCACCCCAGCGACCAGCCCAAACAGATGTCATCCCTTGTTTAACTCTCTCATTACAGCAATCTCTTCCTGCGTTTGTATGCGCTCCCTATTCGTCGCATCACGTTTTGCAGCAATCTCAACTTGCGTATCCAACCGATCTTCAGCCTGTTGTGCAGACTGCTGTATGCGTGCCGTTTCAAGTGCCGCATCAGTCTGATCTTTCTGCGTCCTACGTTGTTGGTCAGCCGCCGCAATCTGAACTTCAGCTTGGCGAATACCAACAAGAGGATCAGGTGATTCAGGCGGCGATATACCCGGTGCATACTGTGCCACCAACTGTGCCGTGATCTGCGGAACCAGAACTGCTAACTGCTGTTGAGCTTGTGCCTGTATCTGCATCTGCAATTGTTGTGCCATAGCCGGATCAGTAATCGTAGCCATAGCCTGTTGCATCTGCTGTTGAGCTTGTGCCTGTATCTGTTGAACCGCTGTCTGTTGTGCCAGATAACCAATGCGCTCAAACAATTTAGAAATCAACGCACCCTTAACCGGAGCCACTTCACGCATAATAGGTGTCTGCAACATTGAAACATAAGCCGTGATATGTGCTTCCTGATTCTGTTGTGGAAACGCTCTGAAATCCTGACCAGAAAAAAGTTTGGCAATCTCCGATGCCGGATCCATGGGCTGCGGATCAGGTTTCTTGGGCAACAGTTCATCGATATTCTTAACTTCAAGCGCGGCATACATACGACGATACGCTTCGCGTAAATCATGAATCTCTGGGCTTTGCATCGCCATCTGCAACTGCGTTTGTGCCAAAGCCTGACGCTGTGCCGCAGAAAAGATATTCGGATCAGATACCGGAATGATGTCTACCCGACCATCAAAATCCTGTGCAGCAACCTGTGCAGGCACACGCAACTGATATGGATACATTTCAACCGTATCACCGATGATGGCAGAAAGAAGTTTGAACTCCTGCTTTTGAGCATAGTGCATACGTTTGTGAATCGCACTCATGACCCGTGATCCGCGCTCCAGTAAAGCAACCGTCGTGCCTACCGGCGCATTCGAGTTCATGTCACCCGTAGAATTATCAGCAATCGACGCATATCTGCGACCACTATCAATAATCACGCCCAGTAATTGTGACAGAGTTCCCGAAGGTTCCTTGTACGGTAGCGGCGATATTGCGTTACGAATATCACCACCAGGGGCATCAATGTCCCTGAACTCACCAGGCTGTAACGGTTCATCATCATTACGGATACGAACACCACGAGCCTTGAAACCAGCAGGTAGGTTCGACAACGTACCAGCATCGATCAACTGACGCAGGATAGAAGTGGCAGCGCGAGACAAACCACCAATCATGTGGATCAAACCAAAACCATAGAAACCAAAGCCCGGTAAAAACTTGTAGTGCACAAAGTGTTGAAGTGCTGCGCGTGACTCATCTTCTTCTTCGTAGTTACGATAAATAGCCAGCACCTTATTGCTATCCCGATCCAAGGTAACTGCATAAGGGAGCTTCACACCCGTGGGTTCGCCAGCATCATCGACATCCTCAAACCCTTCGAGATCCAGATAAGTGTGTATCTCAAGAAGCGTGTAGCCCGTATCCTGATAAGACGGACGTACACCGGATATCTCATTTACACGATCCTTCAGTTCATCCGAATCAGAATCAAGTTGCGAAGCTGATATCTCAACATCCCTGTATATCCCACCGACCTGCATCTTACGCAGATCGTTTTCCGAGGTTCGCAAAACGTGAGTGATGCGCTCCGCTGTGCGAATATCGGTTGCCGAATATGGCACCACAACATCTTCAGCTGGTAAAAACTTGGCTACCGCCCGACCCTTAATCGGATCGAAGTACACTTTCTTGAACGTCGAACCAGCCAATGGCAGGTAAAAGAGCATCTGATCAGTGTCCAGATCATACTCCTCCATCACTTCCATGATGTAGTAGTTCATAAAATCTTCGACACGCTTTGCCTGATCTTCAGATTCTGCTGTATGTGCACCAACTATCTGTGTGCGTACCGGCCCCGCTGACGGAAGTATTTCTTTATATGCTTGCGCCTGAAACTGCGTCACCGATTCTGAAATAAGCGGGTGTGTTACACCAGACGCGCCAGAGAAAGGCTCGTCACGCTCTTCATAGTTGATGCCAAGTAGACCCAGACCCTTAGATAGTGCCTGTTCCCACTCGTCTCGTGAATCAAGGTCATCTTCAAAAGCATCAACAAGCTCACCAGCAATCCCTTCGAGCACGCGCTCGTCCAGAGATTCAGCAAGATTGGATGTATGCCCTATTTCCTGTAACGCTTCTTCGGGATCTAGTGTATCACCTTCACCAGCCTCAACAATAAGCTCTTCCAGTATCTCGTCAGTTATACCGGGGCTTTGTGCCTCTGCTTCAATAAGAACATCTTCAGCACCGCCACCCGCAGGCATTGCCGAATCAACCATTGCTCCCGGTGGATTGCCCGTTTGTGACATGCCTGTTTCTCCAGTTGTTTATAAAACGTAGATTACACTAGCCCAGTTTGACGTAACCGACAACGGCAAGAAGAAACAGCATTGCTACAACAACGATAGAGCCAACTACAACTAACATTTCTTGCAGTTCTTTTTGCTTCTGTCTGGCGATGCGCTTTTCTTCAGCTATTCTTTCTTTTTCTTCCCTGATGCGCTTGTTTTTTTCGGCAATGATTTGTCTCCACGTCCCGTATCCAAACCGATTGTCGATAAGAGTCTGCATATCGCGGAGTTGTTCCTGCGCCAGTTTTGCATCAATAACACTGTGCGCGGCATCCTTAGTTTGTCCAAGAATACCTTTGCCACCAAACCTTTCTTGTTGAACTTGTTTTTCACCCGCAAAAAGTCCATCAATCGCCCCCGCAATATCCGATATGCTGTTGGCAGTATCTATGTTTGATTTTATAAACTCGACCGATTTTTGCACAAGTGCGATACCAGCCAGTCCTGTTGTCAAAGGATCCATCAGTAATACTCATATTTCTTGCGCCTGTAGTACGGATCTTCCTCATCTTCTTCTAACGACGCAAAGCCGCCCTGCCTAAATCTAATAAGTGCCATCGTCATGCTGTCACAGTAGTCATCGTAGTCGCCCTTTGGAAAAGAAGCAACTTCTTCAATAACATCCTCCGCAAAAGTCTCCTCCGGTGCCCAGACTCGACCAGCCTCAAACAGTGGAGCAACCATGTGCATACGAGTAACCTTGTCAACACCACCACGGCCCTTGGCTTTGCCCGGTGAATACGTCAAAACAGGTATATCAATCCTGAGTAGCTCATCTGCCAGCGGCTGACCCGACGCTTTCGCCTCAATCAACACCATGTCCGGTTCCCAATACTCATGCTGTTCCGCTGCAACTTCCTTCAGTTCGGGGAAATTGTACCGACCCTTCATTGCATCCAACAAAATGATGTGTTCCGTGTTGTCCTCATCAGGATCAAAGATGCCCCACGTCGTAATCGCCGTGTAGTCAGCCGTTTCTTTCTTGGAAAACGCCGTATCGTAACTCTGAAGTATGTACTTGAGCCGTGGAATCTTCTTTTTTGTCCAAGTCTGCCACCATTCGCGCTTGACCATGGCAGTTTCTTCGGATGTAGGATTTTGTTGCCACTGCGCGTTCCATTTAGAAGGGGACAAAGACGCTTTTACCGACAGTAACTCGTCCTTGTTCCAAAATTCAGGCCACACAGGGTTCCCCGATGGCATAATTGCAGGAAATTCTATCAATTCCCACTGATCAGACATGGTGTCTTTCATCTGTTCGGTCAGTAACCGGCCCGTTAAGTCCTTTTTTGACCACCTTGTCTGAACAATGATGATCGAACCACCAGGCTGGAGCCGCTGACGAGGCCCAGAGGTGTACCATTCATAGGTATGGTCATATGCAGTCGAGGATAATGCGTCTTGTTCCGAGTGTGGGTCATCGATAATCAACAAATCTGCACCGCGACCCGTCATCGCCGCACCAACACCCGCCGCAAAGTATTCGCCCTTCTTACTTGTCTCCCATCTACCAGCAGCTTGACTGTCTTGTTTGAGGTCGGTTTCTGGAAATATTTCCGTGTATATGGGGTCAGCAATCAAGTCACGCACTTTCCTACCAAAACGGGTGGCTAGTTCCGTGTTCATCGTTGCCTGAATAATTTTCAGTCTAGGGTTCCTTCCCAAAAACCATGCAGGCATCAAATAGGATGCTAATTCAGATTTGGAGTGACGCGGTGGCATGTTAATGATCAGTCGTTTCAACTTACCCTGTGCAACAAGCTCAAGTTTTTCTGATATAACTCTGTGGTGGTTCCCCTCAATAAAGTCGTCATACACATGGTGAGCAAAAGACATGAACTTGTCCTTGGCTTCTTCACGCTTGGTTAGGGTTGCTTGCGCTTCCTGTAACAAGAGGATTTCACGAAGTTTTTCTTCGGGAATAATATCGAGGTTTGTCATGCCCAAACGATATTATATTGAAATGAATTTATCAATCTAACACATACACACACATACGCACCTGCCCGCCCCGGTTTCTGTTGGGTGCCCCTATCAGTGACGCTGCGTTGCGCCTAGCAATCGCCAAAAGTAACCCCAAAAAAAGATTTTCGTATTGTGTTTTAGTTGTTGATTATCCCATGTTTTGGTGGTAACGTTTTTGAACGTTAGGGCATGAGGCTCTAGCAGTCACCAATGAGGAACCAAGATGACTAAACAAGATTATTCAAACCTAGATGACCTTGCACTGGTAAAGGCTTTTCAAAAAGCTAGAGCCGATGCGTCAAAAGCAAATGCCACTGAAAAAGCAATGCAAGCTGAAGTCGAAAAGCGGATGAAAGTGCATTACACAAGCGGCGAACGTAAAGGCCAAATGAAGCGCGGAATTTACACGCTAGGCGATGACAAGGTTTGGGTCACACTAGACTATAAAAACGAAACCCAAACGCGAACAAATAACGCGCAAATCCACATTGACTATAAAGTGGATTTGACCAAGTACCGAAAAGAAAACCCAAAGCGGGCTTATTCATTTTGGAAAACAGCGTAACCAATCGGGCGGGGCTGGATGCCCCGCCCACTAACCTTGAAAGGAAAACCAATGTCTGGAAATACTCAATGCGATATCTGTGGCCGTGTAGAAGATGAGCGCGCTGCCGATTATTTCACACTAGATAGCGATACCGATATTTGTATTTGCCAAGTATGCAATGGATACAATAGCGACAAAGAATTGCGCGAGATGTTCGATATCCATTTCGTGGATGACGGGACAATGGATACCGTTGTCTTTTTTAGAGGCGAAGAATACCGCTTTGATAATGAATTGCGCCAAGCAATGGATGACGACGATTTTCTATCATGGGCGCGTAAAGATATCATGGAAGTAACAGCACAATGACGGCGAACGAATTTCTAGCATTGTGCTTGCACCATACCATCACGCCGGATCTTGCGCTTGAATATGACGAAGTAAGAGAAGCGTTAAGAGACGGCAAGACCGAACAAGAAATAGATTTTATCTTGTCCGAATTGTTTTAAACTAACCGATAGGGGCTGGACATTCTTTCAGCCCCTATCACTAACCTAGAGAGAGGAAAGACCATGACTAACTTGAAAACACCAGCCGACCAAATCGAAAGAATCAAACGCGAGAGACGACGCGCCGAATTGCTGTTACATACTGGCGTGTTCATTTTCTTGATTGGTGGCGTGCTAATATCCGTCGCGCTTGTCGGGATGTTCTATCCCGTCGAACCTGCATGGCTAACATCATTGTTCGGCATACCAGGCACGGTGTTGTTGTTTATAGCCGCAAGCATGATATCCAAGTACTACTAAACAGCGACAAAAGAATAGAGGGCGGGATTATTCCCGCCCTTTTTTTATGCGCGCCGGGTCGCGTCCAGATCGATCAGACCGCACGGATACACACGACTATCGAATCGCACGACCCGCACAAAGGGCTTGTGATATCTGCTCAGTTTGATATTATCTAAGTAGAGCAATCATGCTCTAGTCACTAACGAAAGGAACCAAAAATGTCGAAAGCAATTTTGATAAATCCATTTAACAAAACCATTGAGATGGTGGACTACGATTTTGGCGGCAGCTATC